AATTTATTTGCGGGTCTAGTTGTTAATGTTTTAAAGTTGTACTGCGTGTATACGTATTCGCTACGCTCATCGTAAAAGTGCGATTTGAATTCGTCTCTATTAATTCGTATACCACTTTGCTCCACGGCGTTGAAAACCACTGTGGCTTTTGTATTATAAAAGTCGTTGATTGGCTCATTTATTTTGTCTTTTAAGTCGTTAAATATCGTTTCACAATATTCATAATGTTTAACTATAGGTATTATTCTATTAACATCCTTTTTATCGGGATATTTGTTGTAAAAATAATTATGTGCTTGCGTTGATTCTGGTATATACGTAGGCGTTGTTAATGTGATGTCAAAGAGCTTTTGTAATATCAAATAATGTAAAAATTCCTTCTTATCACGTACATACACCTTGTCTAATGTGTCTAACACGCATTTTATTGCGTCTATACCAACGTTTAACGTCTCGCTATGGTCGTTTGTCAATATAAACCCTTTTGCGGCATTTAACGGACGAATATAAACAGCACATATGCCACCTTTTGTGGGATGCTCTACATTAGAATATGGAATTATTTCAACAAATGCTTCCTCTCTAACATAATTTTTAAATACCTCTAACTGCTTATCATCTTCAACTAACCAAAACATAACTCTTATTTTGGTTCAATATACAATAATTTTATCTATAATCCAAGTTTAATCATAAAGTTGTTCTAAAACTTTAGATGACCTTGAGTGAGTTTTACCAGTCATGGGAGTTCCATCTAACATTATATGATATTCTCCAATATATGCTGTTCCATCAGGAAGAACTAAACCATCACCATTTGAATATAAAATTTCACCTCTATTAGGAATATAAAATTGTAAATAATTATTACTTAAAAAATTTCTTAAGCCTTTTTTACCAATTTTATTTTCAATTAATATAACTTCATTTTCATTTGCATTAAAAATTTCACTTTCCCCTCCTGTTAGTGTCCATTCAATAGAAAACAAAGTATATACTTTCCAATTGTATGCAGGATTTCTCATATTCATTTTATTATGAGTATCTTTATTTAATTCTATATAAATAGGTTCGTTGGTTTTAACTGCAAAATATCTTGTAAATATCCCTAAATTGTATTCTTCTTCTGTTGGTTGAGGATAGTATTGTTGGGGAATTAATTTCGTTAAAGAAATATCTACTCTATTAAGATTATTATAAGTGTTAATATCATCCATATTTTGATATTGGTTTGGGACTACTTCAGCATCATAATTATCAGCGTATTCTTGAAATACTTTATCCTGGGATTCTAGTTCTTCTATATTACCTAAATCTTCTATTATAATTAATCTTTCTGATGGTTTATCTTTAGGGTTTTTACCCGTGAATACTGCCCCGTTATACATTTCCCAATAAAATCCTTGATAGGGGATACCGGTTTTAGCATTTTTATACTCATCTCCACGAGTAAATAAATTAGTTATTATTCTATTTGCTGGTATATACATAATTTTTATTTAGGCCCTATATAAGGATTAGGTAGTAAATTTTTAGATAATGCTAACCTTTCAAACCTTTCATATAAACTTAATTCTTTAGCTAGCATTAATGGTTTTGTAATATTAATATCATTTATTTCCATTTTAAAAGATCCAATATTCCATAAAGTACTTACTAATATATTCATAGCTTGTTTTGATTGTTCTTTAGAAGGTGATAAATAATACATTCCTGTTCCTTTTTGATTACCTCTTTGATTAGTTTGAGCATTAAATTTTAATCCAGGACCTATACATCCTTGGAGATTGCTAGTTGCCTTAGAACCTGCATGAATTAATATTGAACCTCTTGTAAAACCATTTCCGGATATTTGATTTTTTACATAGTCACCTTTTTCATTACCTATTAACCAAAAACAATTACCCCATTTCCCTGTTGCATATGATATAACTCTGTAATTATCAGTAGGAATACAACTAACCTTTGGTTGGTTTCCTTTATATGGTAATTCTACTGTAGCTAGAGAAAATAAAATTTGTTTTTCATCAGTACCTAAAACATCCATTATACCTAAAGTTTGAGTACCATCATCTAGTATTCTACTTAACCTTACCCTTAGTAATTCTTCACTAGGAGTTAGTGGAGGTGGGGGGTTTGGTAAACTTTGGCCTACTGTTATTTGTCTTGGAGTTATTTTCATTTACTTTGATTTATCATAAGAAGGTGAGGATTGTGTTCCTATTTTTGTTGTCCAAGATGAAAGATTAATTTCATGGTCCACAGATTTGATTAAAATATCTATTTTATCATTATCATAAGTTAATGGTAAAACTTTATTATCAATTTTAAATGCTTCAAAAAGCCTCATACCAGTTATACCATCTATATCTAATGAAAAATTAAATGGTAAAAAGAAAGGTGATGGTCCCTGTGGTGCTTTCCCATTATCTGAAGGTTTTGGTTGTGCATAATATCCTTGTAAAGCTTGTATATATTGGGTATGATTAGCATTAAAAGAATTTATATCTTCTGAATACCAATTTAAATCATCCATTATTTGATCCCACGGTCCACCAGCTCCACCACTAAAAGCATCAGCAATTCCTGCTGATGAATTCATTACATTTATCATCTGTGCTATTCTTACTATTTGAGCTTGTTCTTGACCTTTTTCATCCCTCCCATCATCCTGAGAACCTCCACTAGTTTTAACAGGCATAACTCTATCTACTAAACCTTCATTGTAATTAGAAAATGAAGCAGCATTACCTGCTGTTTGATTACCATTTTTTTGTGCTCCAATTGTAACCATAGCAGAAAACTCTTTAGATATACTAGCATCAATTGAAATATTTTTTATAGCAGATCCTTTTCCAAAAGTATTAAAAGTACAGAATTTTTCAATCTTACCAGGTATTCTTGGTGGCGGGCGGTCTTTATATCTTTGAGGGGTTTTGTTTCTAAATACAATCTTTGATTGATCATCACTTAATTCTACAACAATATCATTAACTCCTCCTGTTGACTTATTAATATTAGCTATTAATTTTTGAAGAAATCTATTTAAAGATTTTGCATTATCATTATCTATAGGGCATTCTTCTAAAACTTGTGCTATATGGTTTATATTAATAAGTATTTGTGACATTCTAGCAAGATTATCATCCCATTTAAATCCACCTGGATTTGCTGCTGTACCACCATATTTCATATGTTTTTCATTTACAACCCCAAAAAGATCCTCATCATATTCATTAAATTCAAGTTGTTGACCATAATTTATTAAATTTAACAACCCTCTCCATGCAAAAGAACCCACATCTTTAACATTCTGCCAACCTGAAGATGGGTCTTCAAAATCTAATGTATTTCCAGCTGACTGTGCTTTTTTAAAATCATTATAAGATAATGTTGGTTGTTCAAATGGTACTATACAACATGAGGGGTCTGATGAAAAATTGCCCTTTGGAAAATTAAATAAATTTAAGTCCATATGAAGGTCTTTGAAATCAAAATCAAAAGCACAACAAGGTATATTATCATTATTTAATAAAATATTTTGTTGTAACCAAGCTAAAAGATAACCAAAAGTAATATATACTTGAACTTGTTCATCATCATCATCTCCTCTATCTGAATTATTTATTTCACAGTGAAATTCTGCATTTTTTATTTTTAATGTTTGCCCTTTTTTTACAGAACCATCATCATTAATTAATGTAAAATTCTCAAAATTTCTATCAATAAAATTACCCTCATATCCTGAATTACCACCAAGCCAACCTTTTTCACCTTGATAAATAGAATATAACCAAAGATTTAATGAGGATTTTGAAGCTTGTGATATTAATGGAAGTTCCTCAGAAATTTCATCATCTTCTTCTTTCTTTTTACTTCCAGGATTAGCAATATTAAATGTATTAATTTTAAGAGATTCTATTAATTCACCCATTCCCACTAAAGTAACAGTACAATCATAACTACCATCAGGGTTAAATTTCCAATTAAAATTACTTATTTTACCATATACTGCTCCATAATTACCGCATGTTCTATCTTGTTCGTCTCGAATGTTTTTAATTAACTTATATTGATCTGTAGGATTATTAAATAAATAACGTAAAGCTGGAGATTTGAATGAATCATATGCTTCTAATACTGGAGGAGTTTGTTTACTATCTAAATAAACACTCCACCCAAATTCTAAAAGTACAGTATACCCAGGACGCATATATAAAAGATCTATTAATGCTAGTTGGTTTCTACTAAAGCATTTTATATTTATTTCTGTTTTTGTTAATGCACCATTATTTATATATTTTACAGATGCATTTGTTATTCCTGGCATAGGCACTAAGCCTCTTTCAGATGTACCTCCCCAACCATAAGCTCCTTCAAAATTAGTTCCAAAATCTAAACCACTTAGAAAATCTCCTGTTGAACTATCATTTGCTGCATCATTTTGATTTTGGTCTGGTTTTAAAGCAGTTGCTCCTCCTTGTAGTATAAAATTTTCAGCTAGGTTTTGTCCTTCTAATTCATTAGCACTAAAACCTAAAGAAGTTAAATTATTTACTTTATTAAAATCATTTATATCTACTGCACTTGCTAATCTAATCCATGGGGTTTTTGACTGTTGGTATAATAAATCACTAGAAGAATTTTTAATATCTTTTGCTAAAGAATTTTGCCTAGCTTCAATTTGATTAGTAACTACTTCACTAAAAGGTCTTCCTATTATGTTCATATTTACAAATCATTTAAATTTCTATAACCATCTACTATTCTGCTAACATCTTGAGGAATAGCTAATTGTGAACCTGGTGTTAGAAACAATGACCCAAAATTTACTTTATTTGGGTTTCTTATTGATATTATCCACCATAAAGTTACATCGCCATAGAATTGAAACGCTAAAGAATCTAATCTATCACCAAATTCAGATTCAATATAAATATCACTTTCACGAGCTCCAACCTCAGGGTAAGAAACTGTTGTATAATATTTATCTCCAAGCGTCCCAGTAAATGGATTTTTATTTCTTATAATGTCTATAGTTTGATATCTGTTCATAATAATATTCTAATTTTGAGATTGTTGTGCTCCTGACTGGTTATATGAATTATAAGTATCTTTGTAATTTGTGTTTCCTGATGAATTAGCTAATGCAATATATTTCTGTATTGGGTTTGTTAGGCTACCTGCTTTTGCAGGTATAAATTTATGAATTGGTACAAAAGTAAATCCTGTTACTTTAATCATATGTGGTAGTTGTTTAACTGAAGTATCTTCATTTCCCTCAACATCAATTGCTATTTCCCAAGGTGATTCTTGTGGAACTCCAAAACTTATACTTTTTATAATACCAGGTTGATCATATATGTAACCCCCTACTGTTATTTTAACTATATTTCCTCTCATCATCCCTGCCTCAGTATAATCTGGGGCTAGTATAGAAGCTAAATAATTTAATTTTTTATACATTGGGATTAATTCTGCTTTTGATTGTGCATAAACTGTCCAACCCATAGAAATTTCTCTTCCAAATCCTTGATAATTATATAATTCTTCTCCTCTACCCACATATTGAACCGCATCCCATTTAGCTGTATAGCTATCACTAAAATCATCTAAAAGTGCTCTAAAATGTAAATATTCATTAGTAACCCCTGAGTTGTTATTGTTAATAACACCTATATTAAAATTAACTGAATCTTTAATAGCTTTCATATAATCCGGCTGATCTCCACTATATATAGGCATAGCATTTATTTTATCTAAAGCTATTAAAGTTGAAGCGTCTACNCCATAATTTAAAACATTTTTAGTTTTTTGATTTGTTGCACCTGTATTAAGTTGACCCGCTGTTTGTCCTGGATCTCCATAATTAGTTTTTATATTTTGGTTACTATCCACATAATTTGGTGCTAAGGATAATACTGTTGAAGAACCCTCATAATTTGCTTCCATTTTCGTATTAGTAGGAAAATTTTCACCATTTACATGCTTTCTAAAATCTCTTGGATTACTTAACCCTGAACCATTTCCTGTACTTTTTAAGGGTTGGTCATATAAAAATTGTTGTGGTATTGTGTTCCCTATTATTGCTTGGTTAGTATGAGAATTTAATAATTTTCCTGCCTCTGATAATTGTGTACTTACACCTCCATAAGTTTGTGTATAAGGACTTAAATTATTTGTAATTGCACCTCCGGCTTGTTCAGTATACTTTGCTTTATTTAAATTTACTGTTAAACCCCCACCAGGACCACTAGCTCCTCCATTAGCTGTAAGTTCTGTTAATTGTTGCTCAGGGAATAACCCAGCAAATATTCCAGATACAGTTGACCCAGATACAAATATATTTGATTTTTTTATTTCATTATTGTTACTTGCATCCTGACCACCATATATACCTTGAGATAATGTTGGTGTTGAACTATTTAAAGCCCCAAAAATATCAGGACCATCAACCGTTTTAAATTTAGAAGCTTTTTGTGAATCGTTATCCAAAACGGTTTTACGTACTAAATTAGGTGTAAAAGGATTCACTGCAATTTCTGCATCTGCTAAATTATTGATATCATTTGTATTATCAATAAAGGTATTAAATAAACCCTCTCCAGTTAAAGGACCAATTGCAGAATTAGTAATTTTATAATAATTTCCAGAATTTAAGATATCTGCTTTATTTTTAAATACCGTATAATTTCCAATACCCGGAGAGTAATTTGCATCAAAAGGAGAGACATTTGTTGGTAATGAAATAAATCCTTCTGGTAGTTTTGAATTTTTTACTCCTGTTCTTTGAAGTGGTTCAACAAATGGGATGCTAGTTTTACCTATTCCTAATAAAGATTTAGGCCCCCCACCATATCTTAATATTGTTTGAGTATCAGGATATAAATCTATTTTACCTCCTACAGTTGTTTGAGAAAAATCACCTGTATTAACCCCTTGTAATATTCTAACTAATCTATTAGCTTTACCTCCACCACTTCCATCAACATTTTGAGCATTAACTACTCCAAAATAACCATTTATACCCCCATTACTAGTTCTTGTAGCTATTCCATTGTTTAAACTTAATGCTGTATTATCTGTAAGAGGATTTGCTCCAAATAAGTTTGTAGCACCCGTAGCAATTGGGGCTAAACCAGTTTGTAGTAATGTTCCTACAGGTGTATATGCTCCTTGATTAAGGAGACCAAAACCATACCCTATTCCAAATGTACTTTCTGTTTTTACACTATTACGTGATAATACATTTTGTTTAGCTATAAATTCAAAACCATTAGGAGATTTTAAATCAAATAACATTTTTGATAATCTACTTACATCATTTTCGGCTGCAGTAATTGATAAATCCCCACCTCTTAATAGAAAATCAACCCCACCTGAAGGTAAAGGTTGTCCATCAAGTTGTTGTTGAAAAGTATCATTTACTCCAGGTATTGGGGAAACTATATAGGGTTGACCACTTTTACCTTGATCCCATCTATCACCCCCACTTGAAGTAAATTTCAACTTATTTAAATTAGTAGTTGAATTTATTATTAGTGGCATTTATAGCATTTTATTTGATTCTTACTTATAAAAAGGTACTACCTTCTCCTTGAAATCTAGCTGCTGCAACGGCTCCATCTTTACCACCTTGAGCTAATATAAAATCATCATATGTAGATTGATTATTATAATTTTTAGCTCCAGCTGCTGCTGATCTAGTATTTTGAGGACCTGTAAAGGCTTGTAATTGTGTTGGTTCTGGTAGAGGTCTCATAGGACCTGCATTTTCAAATCTAGGTGCTGCATCTGCCATAATTGGGTTACCATCATATGAATACTGATTATGTATAGTGGAACCTACAGCTTGAGGACTAGGTCCAACTCCTGTTGCTACTTTTTGAGATGGGTTGTTTGGATATCCTAATACTGACCCACCTGTATTATATTTGTTTTCTAATGATTGTGCCATAATTTTAAATTTTAATTATTTTGTTATAAATATTAACCTATTCTAGAAAATGCAATTAATAGATTTTTCCCAACTACTACTATGTACCTATTCCAGAAGATGCACGTTGTACTGTTTGACCTACTACATTACCATCCATCATTATAACTGTTCCTTTTTTAGCTATATCAATAAGTTCATCTAGTTTTTTTACAATTTTATCTTCTCCACCATTTCCTTCATCTCCCCCACCACCAAATACTCCTGCTAATTGTGCTAATGGTGCTGCTACTAAAGCTAAAGCTCCTAAGGCACCTATAATAGGTAATGCTCCTAATCCTGCTGTAGCCATAAGTGCTAAACCTCCTGCAATTCCAAATAATGCTGCTCCTAATAAAAACATGGGTTTGATTTTTTCCACTGTCATACTTTCCATTATTGTAACAATTCCTAATGCCACAGCTGATATTACAGTAGCTACTCCTCCAAATATTGAAGTTATAATAGTTCCAAATGCTTTAAATGCTGGTGCCGCCATTCCAAGAGCTTTTCCTACACCCATTATAGATAAGGTAAATATTGCCATACCAGCTGCTAAATAACCTAACCCTGCAGGTCCTAATCCTGATATAGATTTACCAAGAGATGATAATCCGTCCCCAATTCCTGTAAGAAATCTTTTAATCATTGACCCGGATTGTGGTTTTATATCTTTTGTACTATCTGTTAATCCTCCAATTGCTCCTCCAGCTTTATTTATAGGTCCCATTGGTCCTGTAGGTACTGACTTATTCATAGCACTTAAAAATGGAATACCACTTTGTTTAGGCTTTGCCCCAAACAATGAACCAAAACCACTTTTTACTTTCTCAATAAGTCCTGTAGTTTTTAAAAATGATAATGCTTCTTTTCCTAATGTTTTCATTTCTGCAACAGATCCTTTAAGAGCTATTAATATTTTTGCCCCCAAAATAAAAGCAACTGAAGTTAATGTTAATGCTAATACTGTTACGTTTGCTAATATAGGTGAGAAAAAATCTAATATACTAGCAGCAGCTTGAGCTAATTTATTTAAAGATTTTGTTATTTGTTCTGTAGTACTTAATCGTTTTGCTTCCTCTAATGATATATCTGCTACTTTTGCGGCTTGTTCTGTTGTTAATCCACTTTGTATTTTTTGTTGGTATATCATTTTAGCCATTTCTTCTCTAGACATACCCATAGCTCTAGCCGTTGCATCTTGCTGTATCCTATTACCAGATGAAAAGGCTTTTAGTACTGCTTGATTATTTCCTAATTCTTCTGCTACTCCTTTTAAATCATTATTTAAGGCTAGTTGTCTAGCTTTATCTAAATTAATTTCCTTACCAATAAGCATTTCAGCTTCCATTTCTGCTTGAATGGAAGATTCAAAATCTAATAATGAACCTGCTATCTTATCTACTTGCTCTAATGATAACCCTAATTTTCGAGCTTCCATAGCAGCATCCTGTATCAACCCAGGTTGGCTTCCTAATGATAAAGTTACAGCAGCTGAAGCACTACCTACATCATTCATTACATCAGATATATTTATACCAACTTTATTCGTTTTAACAAACGATGTAAAAGATGATTCCATATTACCTGTAACTGTAGATAATTCTTGACCACTTAATTTTGCAAACTTAGCTAATTGAGCAGCTTCATGAGCCCCCATACCCATTTGCTTTGTTAATTCGGTTACTTCAACAATTGTATCTTCATCAAAGATATTGGCATTTACACCTAGTTCTTTACTCAACTCTGTCATGGTCTCTATCTGTTCTGTTGATAAAGCTAGACTTCCATTAAGAGCAGAAAATTGCTCAGCATTTTGCCCCGTTACTTTTCTAAACTCTCGTTGGGACTTTCCAAGTTCTTTAAAAGCTCCCGCAATAGCACCTAATACAACAGATGGGTCTGTTAAAGTATCAGCAAGATTTCTAACAGCTGATCCTACACCTGCTGCTAATACTTTCATCTTACCAAATTGCTCTCCTCCCTCTTCTATAGAATCAGCAACAGCTCGCATATCCTTTTCAACTTTATCGAGCTTTAAAGCTTTTGAAAATCCTCCAGCCATTGTATTTAGACTTGAAAGTAAATTACCTGCAACTCCCATGGCTTCATTAGACCTTTCTCTTCCTGCTATTTCTTCTGTGATTTTACCTACTAAGCTCTCCTCTTGAATAAAGTTTTCTTTTTTAGCTAATAGTAATGACTTTTCTTCTTCATTTAACTGGATGCCTTGTTTTTGCTTTAAGGAAACTAACTCTACAATTCTTTTAACTTCTTCAGCAGCTGCTATTGCATTAGATTTATACTTAGCAAGTTGTTTATCTGATAGTCTACTAATGTCTTCTTCATTTTCAGCTAATTTTTTAGATATGCTGACTAATTTACTATACTCCATAGCAGCTCTTTTAGTTTCAGATACCTGTTTTCCTAATTCGCCTGCTATACTTTCAAAAGTTCCTTGGAATTCTCTATAAAGACTCTCACCACGCTTAATTTCTGCGTTGTATTCTCTTTGTGCGTCAGTTAGTTTATTTATTTTGTCCTTAGACATATAGGATTATTTTGTTATAAATATCAAAAGCATCTATTTTCTAGATGCCTTTGTCGAATAACTTGGTGGTGTTGTTCGTTTTGCGTTTTTAAGAAACTCAGGTGCAGTTACCTTACCATCTGTGGTTAAAGATTTACTACTACTACTACTCTGCCCTTGTTGTTTCTTAACAGCATTATTTTCTTCTATATAAAAATCATTTATTTTCTGAAATGTAAAATTACGTAACCATATAGGCATGTTGTAAACAGTATGCCAATCGTAACCTCCTTTACCATGAAATACTATATCATGGATTTGAGAAAATAAACTTACTCTATAAGTCTGCGTCAGGCCAAAAAAAGTTAAGCCCTATAGGGATGGTGATGTCCTCTTCGCCACCCTCTATTGTATCTATAGGTATTTTTAAATTAACATCTGGTTGGAAATCCCTAACATGGTTTCTAAATGCTCTAGAATCTTGTGCTAAAAAGTAATTATCTACAAAATCTCTAACATCTTTTTTTTCACTTGAACCATCAACCGATACTATCATATATTTAAGACGTGTTGATAGTTCTGGAGAGGAATTTTTATTTATTTTCTTTAAACCTTTTAATTCATTATCAATTGCAGTTTCATCACCATGATTTAATAATTTAAATGTAAGAATTGTTTCTGATTTAGGGCAAGTGAATGGGAATTCATTTTGGCCTTGCTCAAATTTAGATTTATCAAATTCTTTATTTTCTAAAGTTGATAGATCTACTTTAATTGTTTCATTTTTATATGTAAATTCATAATCACTACCATAACCTAATATTCTAGCAGCTATTAATAATGCATTTTTATCACCTACTACTAAATCTTTATAATTACATTCAGATACTATTAATTTTTCTAATAGTTTATCTAATACTGTACCTTTTTGAATATAGGATTGATTAGTTAATATATCTTCTTCTTTAGCAGTCATGTATTTCATTTCTACTTTTCCGGATGATAATGGGTTTTCTTTAAGGTAAACTATTCCATTTGATGGAAGTTCTACCATTTCTGTTGGGAATTTTAATTTTGATTCGCTCATATCTTTTATTAGTTATAACTTAATTTCGTGTATACATATTTAATATAAAAAAAAGCTTGACCAAAGCCAAGCTATTCTTTAATATATGTAATTTCTTTTTTAGAAATTTAACACACAGTAATCCATCCCTAGAGTTAATGAGATATCTTGAGCTTCTGCTTCAGTATCCCAATTATATCCTTTAAATGTTGCATCTTTAATAAATGCACCTTTTATAATCCATTCAGAAACTACGTCTCCTACAGGACCTAATACATTAATTGTTACGTCTTTTTTATAGAAATCACTATAACCATCTCTACCAGTAACTGATTCATGGTGTAATCTAACCCACTCCATAGTTGCTTGTGCTCCTGATGGCGTAATTGGATCATACAATGTCATTGATAAATCAGACCATTTAGCTTTTCCTTTTACTTTTCTATAAGTATTAATGTGATTTAATACTATTTCACCTTGCTCTATTTTAAGTTCACCTACTTCTTTAATCATATATGATGGTATACCATCTACATACATTATAAATCTATTGGCAACTTTTGGTTCAAAAGCTGTGAAAAACATTTCGTTTGGATTTACTACTGCCATTTTATTATTGTTTTATTTTATTATACATATTATGTTTTATACTTCTTATGATGGGAACGTAGCTCCAGTTGGTAAAATGTTGAAATCTAAGTAAATAAATTCAGCAGTTTTAGTTGGCTGTACAAATATTGCACCTACCATTTGGTTTCTATCAACCACATCTGGTCCATTATTTGAAGCGTCCATTTGTACTTTAAAGGCATATAAACCTTGTCTTTGTTGTACTGACTCCATATATGGGTTTACTTGTGATAAGAAGTTATTTCTTGTTGCTGCTGTATTTTGTTCAAATACTAAATTATCAGCGATTTGTA